GCTCTCGCGATTTCCTCATCCAGCTGGCCTCTCATCTCGCCCTTGATCCAAGCGATAACGTCGAAGTCAACGATGTCGATTGTGTCGTCTCTGTCCATCTTCTGTTTCTTGTAGATGGTCTGAGGATCGGTTGTCCTCTTCAGAAGGCTGAAGACCTGCTCTTTCTTGGTGTTACCCTTGAGATAACCTCTCGCTCTAGCCTGCTCGCCGGTAAGATCCGCGAACTGGGACTTAATGCGGGAGAAAGGAAGGTGGTGAGCACCGTTCAGGAATACGGATACCCAGCCGGTGTCTCTCTTGATCCATTCCGGAGGAGTGTTCAGGGACTTATACTCCGGGAAGAGCATATCAGGATCACGGAAGCCGTAAGTCTGGTTTGCTGTAGTCTGGGAAGGACCGGTCATGCCGTCCATAGGAACTGTCATTGCGTGAGAGAGCTCACCGTTCTCGATCATCTGGGATACGGCCTCTTTGTAAGAGCCGACCTTCTTAGCTGCGGAATGAATAAGAGTCATGTCAACCGGAACCGCACCGGTATAAACGCTGTCGGAAGCGCCATTGAATGCGTTGTGTTTCATATCGGATCCTCCTTCGGAATCTTCTTCTTCGTCTTCATCGTCTTCGTCTGCACCAGCGCCTTCAGCGGCCATTCCGACCAGCGCATAAAGAGCTTCCTTCTGCTCATCTGTCATAGTGTCAACGATCTCTCCGATGGTCTTTTCTTTCTTTTCAGTATCAGCCACGGGTTTTTCCTCCTTTGGTTCTTCATCTGCATGGCAAAGCTCGATGGGCTGACCGGAATAGATTTCAGCTGAGAACATGCCTTCCTCATCACCGTGAGTAAGAACTTCCTCGATGTAAGCGCCGGGATTGGCACCTGCGAGAACAAGACTCACTTCGCGAATCATTCCGTGCAGAACATCTCCGCCAACCTGCTTGAGCTGATTAGCATAGATGGACAGGGATACAACGTCACCGTGTTCGACGCATTCCTTACCATCTTTTCCCTTCTGCGTGCTGTTAAACGCACAATGCGCAAGAACGCCATCTGAGACATTCTGCAGATCGGCGTATCCGATAACATTGGACACGTCGTCATGCTGGTGATTCCATACAAGAGGAACTCTCTTGCCGTCACAGTCTTTGAAAGCGTTCTTTCTAATTACTCGTCCGTCAGAGCACTGCAGATCATTACGCGTGGCATAACCCACGAAATCGTACTTTACTGCCATTTTGACGTTCTCCTTTATTCAATTTTGATTAGACTGTTTTGTCTAAATTAGCATTAACTACTGCCGCTCCTGCTGGGTCTAAAGGTACTCCAGACGAAGTCGTAGGTCCTTCTTCTGGCATCATGCCGTGCTGTCCCATCTCGTCAGGCGACTGATTGAGGTTAGCGTTAACCAGCATGTCTGCCTTAGGATCATCCGAAGGCTTCCAACCGATAACCGACCTGATCTCGTTCGAAGACGCAATCTCGTTACGAGTGAACTTATCGGCAAGCTCAGCAAGGTCCTTAATAGGAATGAGTTTGAATGCGTCTCTATAGAACCTAATCGCCTGACCTTGTGTTCTGGCTGTCGGAGTCAGGAACTTACGCTGCATTTCAAGCGCAAACGCGGAAAGAACAGGCTCGATCGTATTGTTGTAATAGTTGATCATGGTCTGTTCATCAGCGGTTCCGTTAAGAATGGTCTCAGTAATACCAAGCTGCGAGTACAGCATGGTCGTGAGGTCCTTAACTTCGGTCCATATGTTGTTTTCGATTGAACGGTTAAGCTGGGTGATCTTCTCGGTACCGTCTGTGTAAGCAATACCGTACTTAGAACCGGCAAGCTGCATTTCAATGTCTTTTCGACGAGCTTCAGCCTGCTGTCGGCGTGCAGTAGATTTGATTACGTAAGGGAGCTGAATGATAAGGTCCAGTTTGCCGGACGATGACTGCTCATCCACGTAGTCAAGTAGATTTAGTTTTCTGATGAGTCGCTGCAGAGTGCTATTCGGTTCGTTCATGACCGAGTAAAAAGGATTCTCAACAATAGCTGCTGATTCCTTAGGCCAGATCAGGTCTTGCTCCTGTCCGGTATCCTGGTTGTACACTCTGACTCTTATGTGATGCGGAAACCATTCCAAAATCTTACCGGTTCGAAGAGTTTCGATTCTGTAAGACTGGGAAGTCAGTGGATTCCCGATTGTATCTGTGGGAATAATCGCAACCACGCCTTCGTCAAACATCGAATGAACAGCATCCTGAATGAATGCTCTTCCAGTTTGATCAAGATTAGCGCTAAGAGTGAGGCACTCGTTAAGTCCTGACTTCATGACGTCTTTGTATCTACCATTCTCGTCAAGCTTAACGTGCTCCATCGTTACCGCTGCACAATCAACCGCAATGCGATTAAAGACATTGGTTACTATAGATCGTTCGTTTCCGCTTCGTATCTTATAGCGATCAGGCCTGTACGTATAAGACCTGCCGTAGTCCCGGATAGTCGGGTCCCTCGGATTTCTGAAAGCGTTCCAGGCATTCTGGAGCCGCTGAGTTAGTGTTGGCATAGGCGGTTACCTCCTTAATAGTAGCGATATTGTACTAACTTAACTCGAGGACCGGTACGCGGTTGGTTCCAGTCGTAAAATAAATTAGGCTTCTTACGCTCATTAGAGACTACATATTTTTTGCCAACATACTGAACATTATAGCTTCCAGACCACCTAGAAGTATTAACATACGAATTTGTGTACCTTGTTTTGCTACGAGTATTAACTACATAGCCAGATTTCTCAGCTTTTTTAATAAGCTTATCCGTATACTTTTGTAGAGCTTCGGCCGATTTTGGTGCATTCTTGCCTTTGGCGCGCTTTTTATCTCTTCCGAACCAGGCGTTATCGGCATATGCGGATTCATAAGCTTTTCCGACTTGCTTAGCATATCCTTTATCAAGCGTATTCAAAGCCCTAGAATAGCCTCGAGCCGTGCCTTTACTGGCTTGCTTTTTAGCTTTTGCCAAGTATTTGCCTTCTCCGTTATAACCCTTTGGGTACTTTTGAAACCGTCTTACGCCCCACTTCTGACCTTTAACGCCGTGATGATAAAGCTCCAATTGCTCAGAGGGTTTCCAAAATATAGCCATAGTTACCCCCTCACATACGTAGCGGCATACATTGCTCTGGCGTTAGCGCGAACCTGCCTGACCAGCTCTTTACCGATCTCCTGGTTCTCTTTAGTCATAGAGATGTTAGCTTTCTTATAGCTCTTCTCCATCTGCTCGTACCACTTCTTGCCCTTGAGAGCCGCCTTATTAGCCTTGAACTGAGCCTTAGAAGCTTTCTTAAACGCCTTCTCTGCGGAACGCTTAGACGTAAATAAAGAGTTAGCTTTGCGCTCAGCCTTATCGAACTTGCGATCTGCTTTGGCCTGCTGCTTCTCGTAACGTGCGTTAAGCTTCTGAAGTTTTTTTGATGACTTACGCACAATCTCTTGTTTTACTGAGTCAGACTTTCTTCTAGCACGCTCACTATCGTCAAAGTTTTGTTTAAATGTTTTTTTACTTTTTAAATCGCGTGAACTGAGCGTTGTAATAGGCTTTGAATTAACTAATGCTTGTTTTTTCGGTTCATGAGCGTTTGCTGAATACGCCTGCCGTCTAGCCCGCTCAGAAGATACGGCATATTGCCTATCATATTTTCTAGCCTTATGCACACCCCACTTCATTCCAAGAACGCCGTAATGATAGAGTTCACCCTGCTCGGAGGGTTTCCAAATTTCGCTCATGTCTTTCCCTCCTAATTGTTACGAACGTAAGCCTTAAAAGCTTTAACCGCTTCTTTTCCAGCGTCAACATACTTCGCTGCTTTACCCATTGGCGTCTTATAGAACTTCTTACGAGCTTTTTCATAGTTGCTCTTCAAACGATCTGCCCAACTACGACCTTTATCTCGTTCATACTCTTTTTTAGCTTCTTTTTGCTTGTAGTAATCGGTTATGCCCGAATCGTCTTCAAACTGCCACCAAGCTTCTTGTAGAGAATCTATTGGATTAGCAAGACCTCCTCCATTAGCTGCCGAAGTTAGTCCTGCCTTATGCTGATGCCATTTCATCCCCTTAACGCCGTAGTGGTAAAGTTCGGGCTGTTGTGTTGGTTTCCACATGACATCCTCCTAATGAAATGTAACTTTAACGTTGCTCTTCTTTTTCTTCTTAGACTTGCTTTTAACAGTCTGAATATTGAATTTCTTCTTGATCTTCTGTTTGATCTTCCAAAGCTCTTTCTTAGCGCTGGATCTATCCCATTTCTTCTGCCACGCAGGTTTATTGGCTTCCTTATGCTTCTGCATAGCTCTGTAAGTGGCGTTCTGATCGTAGGCGTACTGAGCTTCTTCTTCAGCGAAACTTCCAGGCGCTGGCCCATTAGGATTAATCTGTCCACCAGTCACAGGCTGACCAGTAAGACCTTTGTGATTCTTCCACTTCATGCCTTTAACGCCGTAGTGATACAGCTCGCCCCCTGACTGGTATTCATGAGGCATCCATCTGTTATAGCTCATTCGAATGCATCCTTATTAAGTTTGTAAGCAACGAAAGCGTCCATCATAGCAGCGACGTTATCGATCTTGTCTTCACGCCGCATCTTGTCCAGCTTTCTATTGCCGTTGGTGTCTTCGGTCGTTATACAGTTAGTCATGGCGAATTCCATAAGTTCTTCGTCAAACAAAAGCATCCGCTCCCCAGCAAGCTTCTTCAGCTCGCCCAGAGGAACGGATTCTGTTCTGGCACCCTGTATAACTTTAACAATACCGAAAGGACCGTTCTCCAGTTCCCATCGGTTTACGAACTCTTTAGCGTTGTATGGGTCATAGCCGAAGCAGCGTACGTCATACTTGTGTTCTTCGATGAATGAATCGAGGTCGTCGTAAACTTCCATCAGATCCAACACTGCGCCTTCAAGAACTACTAAACTTCCCTCGGCCAAGAAGTTGTCATACTTATTGCGCATGGCCAAAGGAAGGTTGTGATAGGTCAGATCAGAAATGTAACTTCGAGTCTTGATTCCGAACTGACCTGAAGGGAGAGGAAACATGAATGTGAATGCACAGAAGTCATCGCCCTGTGAAAGGTCTGCTCCCATTGCGCACGGCATCTCCCAGAAGTCCCGTTTGCGCCTGTGTCTTAGTGTTTCCTCGTAAGTGA